AGCTGTTCCATTTACTAGTGGTGTTGAAGTTGATATTTGCAAAATACCTGCAACAGATGTACTTCCTGCTGGAGTTATCAGAGTCCATTGAGAAGGAGTCCAAGCTGCTGGAGTTACTGCTGTGTTAGCATAATAAGCTGCGCCATTATATAAACAACATTCCCCATTAAAATAAGATTTTGTATTATTGAATGCTGTTAAGTATGCGTTGTAATCTCCCGCTACTGGAGTAATAGCACCAGTACGAGTATTGAACGATTGTACAGCTCCTACAGTAGAGCCACCGTCAGTCCAATTAGCAAGAACAGAAGGGTCTGTATTAGCATTAAGATAATAGATGTGCTGATTGTCGGTTCTTGTGCAAATAGACAAGTTAGCAATTTTAGGAAGTGCCAACATATTTGCTTGACTGCTAACTACATAATAAGTAGCAGCACCAATCTTTGAGGATATCTTACCATTAGCATCAATACTCAAAGTTGAACTATCAACTGAAACAACACCTTTACTGGAATATGATGCTGGAGGAACTGTAATAGCACCGCTACTATTTGTAATAACTGTACCATCAGGAGAGACAATACCATTTTGTGTGCTTGTAGCAACAGGTAAAGCATTAGGTCTCACTGTAAAGCCGGTAGATAGATTTGCAGGAGTTCCTGAGATTGTTGCAGTGCAGATAAGCTCATCACCAACATTAAATGTGAGTCCACCAATACTACCTGCTGTTGCAGCTTCCCAAGTAGAGTTCTTTATCGCATTTGAAAATTGACTTAAACTACCTGCGAAGTTTATTGTACCAACATACCCACCAGTAGTAATATTACCGATATTAAGTAACTGTGTAGCATCTACTTGAGTAGGGTTTACAGTAAGATTACCTGTACCGTCTACATTTAAGCCGTTACCTGCTTTTACTACACCTGTGGCTGAAGAAGTTGCAACTGTAATATTTGCAGAACTATACTGAAATCTTACAGGAGGAGTCCAAGAGTTACCTCCATCAATACTCCAACGCCAAAAATAATGTATTGCTGTGTTGATTGTTGTAGTCCATCCTGAGCTGCCATCTGGAGAGTATTGTACAGTGACACTTTGTCCAGCAACACCTTGTATACCTTGAACACCTTGCAATCCTTGGATACCTTGTATACCCTGAGCACCTTGAGCACCGACAATTGCAACACCCATATTCACCCAAGATGTGTTTACATATTGCTCTAAAACATTATTAGAACTACAAAAAAGATTTTGAGAAAGCTGTGCAGGATTTGCTGTAAAGTAAGCATCACGAGCTGTATTATTTGCAAAGATTAAATTGGAAGGTACGGTGAGAGCACCTCCACCATTTCCATTACCACCCCACCATGGAGCCGTCATAGTTTTCCTTTAGTTTTGTACAAGAACTGTGCCATTCTGATATGGCTGATAAGCCCACAGTCCCGAGGCACCAGAAGGTACTGAGAGAGAGGCTGTCGGAGTATTATACTGATATACGGGTATTCCGAAAGTAGGGCTTGGAGATGTTGGAGCGGAAGCGCTAATAGCTACATAGAAAGGTTGTGAGCCTTTATTATAAAGCGTCACTGCCGTACCTACAGTAATCCCAGATGCTGTATATAAATTAACCCAGGTTGATTGTGTAAGAGTCACATCAGGTAGTGTGTTTGCTGTTGCCATATTATTCTTTCTTTATGAATTTCTTAGTTACCACGAATATACATTTCATACAGCACAGAATTAGTTCCAGATGGATTCAAATCTTTATATGTTATAATTTTGTATATTGCGTTACCGATTTGAATTTTATCCTTGTTTGGCTGTATTGGAGCTTGTTGAGGGTTGCCAGCTTTCTCAGGAGGTTGTATAAGGCAACGCTTATCCCCCTCTTGAACGAGGGTGTCCCTAATTTCTCCCAAACCATCCTTCTTATTTGTGAAGTCTAGCAATACAACTCTGACGGGGTAAGAATAATCATTTGAGACATAATCTGAAGCGTTCGGGTCATACGTTCCTGCGCCTTCTACAAGAATTGTGGCATCACCAGCAAACTTGTTAAACATTCGCATCACAGATGCATCAAATTGACTGAGATAGCCCATAAGTATATCCTGTAGCTTGTTCGTGTAAAAGTTCGCTCTGAGTTCCTGTGATATAGCAATTATTCCAATCAGAAATAAACTGTATGAGTGGATGTGTTGTGTTATCACTGCTAGAACCATATGGAATCATAGCTTGATCTGAGAACGAAGGATTGAGAACTATTTGTTGTAAATATTTAGAATAATTCTCAAAAGCTTCACTTCCCCATATTTCAATCTGGTATAGTTTCTCATGAGAATTAAATGCCAGAGTAGCTAATATATAAGATGCACAAGTTTTTGTAGCAAGTTGCAAATTGTTATTTGTATCAGATAATACTTGTGTATAAACTAAGTCTGATAAAAATGGCATATCAGAAGTATCACCACAGCGTAAACGACACTTTCCAAGATTTGAACTTGGGTCGATGATCGGCATATATTTCTCCTATTGTTATTTATAAACATTTTATGGTAAGAGCCTTCTCTATAGACAGGATACGATAAGAAATGTTTATAAATAAGCCCTCCAAAGGAGGGCTGTTTGCTAATTAGTTGCTTGTAATTGCATTAACAACTACGGCAGGTTTTTGCATGAAATTCAAGAAGTTGGATTCTGTTTCAATGTCAATCGAAGTGCCTTGTGGGTTTGCGAATTCAAACATGTAGAGTTCCATGCCAAGAGTGTTTACCAAACCAAAACGCTCGGCAGGCGCGAAATAACTGCGGAAGAATTCTGTGCCAGTTGGCATAAATACTGCTGTTTGGTCAGGAATCAATTGAACAACGTTACCGTTTACATCTTTGTATTTATCACGCATTTCGATGAATTGAACACCACCGAAATCAAAGATACGATGCAAACTTGTTGCCGAACCGCCCGGTGCCAACCGTTCACGCAATGGCTGTGCTGCACCAGAAGTTGTGTAGTATTGATAAGCTGTAGACAACAAAGGATGTGCAATCAGTTTAGCAAAGAATGTAGGAGAACACAGAGCAACAACACCAGAGATGGTAATCAAACCAGCATTATCTTGAATAGCTGCAATACATTTTTCAATGTTTGCAATGACGTTTGCTGTGCCTGTGCTCAGTGTGAAATCTACGGTAGTCTGAGTAACACCCATTTCAGTAAATGCCGAACCGCTGATTGTACCATTAGGAGCGTAATATGTGCCAGCAGTCAGCAATTGAGCACGGGCGCGTTCCAGAGTTGCTGCGTGGGAATTACGGATACGTTCCATACGACGCATACGCACACCATCCAAAGTCTCAGCTTCGCTCAAGTTTGTGTACGAGGATTTACCTTGTACGTCTTTAGGCAAGATTTGGTCTTGCAGTGGGAAGTGAGGAATAGGCAACGAGTGGATTTTACGAGTGTAATCAGTGCTTACGTTAGAGCGATCACCACGTACACGGTCAACGATCAAACCAAACGATTTTTGAACTTCTTGGAACACAACAGATTGCTCTGCAACAGGCTCATTTGTAAAAATTCCCAGATTGTTAATTGTACCCCACAAATTTGGAATCATGTTTACTTCTTTTGTCCAATCGGTTACATTGAACGGATTCCCGAAATCTCTAACTATCATATATTTTCCTTTACTTTAAATATTCTTGTTGTTATAATTAGTTTGTAGTGTTTACCATGATGCCAGACGCTTTCAGCGAAGCATAAGCAGCCGCAATTTGAGCACCAGAACTAAACGATGCATCAAGAGCAAGGGCATTAGCAGATACAACTACTTTACCGCGTGTAAGCGCAAGAACAGGTGTATCAGTAGTGGCAGCAATCGCCAAACTGTCAGCTTGACCTTGAGAGTTGCCAATATAGATAGCTGCTGGATTCTGAGAACCATCGGAAGCAGCTTGCTTAGAGATGATGTATTTACCAGAGGCAGTGATTTTACCGAGAACTGTACCAACTGTGTATGTAACAGCAGAAGCTTCATTTACTGTGACAACATCATTAAATAGTTCAGGATTATTGGGTGCGTCATACAGCTTAATCAGATTACCAAGCCGCTGTGCTTCAGTTGCAATAACAGACATTATTATTTCCTTTATTATATTGAGGGAGGTTTATTTGCGACTTGGCAAATTATTTAGATTCTTGTTGAGCGTATTTGGCTCGGAGTTTTGCTTCAATTGTGCTTTGTTCAGCCTCAGCAACAACTTTAGAAGCATCTGCACTGTGACCTACACCTTGTTCTGTGAAAGCTGGAGAAGCTGCTTCTTTATCAATGTTTGCAGACATAGCACCAACTACAGCTTCAAACTGCTCATCTGCAAGGGATTCTGTAGCAGTGAACAATGCTTCAGATTTGTCAGTACCTACAGCAGCTACAATCTTCTCTTTACGAGCAGACATTTTAGCGCTTTTGGCATCAGCTTCCATTTTCTCTTTAGCAGCTTTTACTGTAGCAAGCTCTGCCGAAACTGCTGCAAATTGTGCTTGAAGTTCTGCAAGAACACCGGCTTGTGTAGCCAGAGTTGCTTCAGCAGCTTGCAGATTTGCAAGAATTTCTGTTGCATTGAATTGAGCAGCTTGCTCTACGGGTTTAGTCATTTCAGGTTCCTTTTGAATTTCAGCAGCATTTACTTTACCGCTGACAAGATTGTTAAATTCTTTACGAATTTTATTCAGCATCACTGCCTCCATTGTTTTTGTTTATTAAATAAGACACAAATTCACGGTTTGTCATAACTCCTGTGATTAAGTTCTTTTCAAGAGCTTCATCTGCATCAAAAGATGCAGCCTCAAATCCTCGAATTATTTTAGCGTCAATACCTGTGTGGCTTGATACATACTCTACAAACTGATTGCCGAGTTTATCTACAGCAGCTTGGACGTCTTCCAAGAAACTCTTTTTGAAAGTTCCGTCGTCATCAAAAGGAACTTTAGCCGTCCCAGAGGTCAGATATACCCGCTTCAAACCTGCTTGTTCCATTGCTTTACTGGTATCACACAAGGCAACGACACAGCCTATAGAACCGACACAAGCAGATGGGTTTGCATACAGTTCATCACAACAGACAGCTATTGCGTAGCAAGCACTACACGATGTTTCCTGAACGTAGCCTACAAGTTTTACATTAGCTTCATCACACATCTGCCTAATGTTTTGGCACATTTCAAACAAATGGGAAGCAGAACCACCTCCGCTATCGAATTCCATTAGAATTGTGTTGCAGCCAGCTTCAATAGCGTCTTCTACCTGTTCTTCTATCTGAGAATAAGCCATACCTACTTGACCACAAGCAGAAAATACCGGAAACGGCGTGAGACTTCCAGACACTTTAATTACGGCAATGCCAAGATCAGCGTCTATAAGATCATCAATATCATCAGGGTCTTCTTGTTCATTATCATCTTGTATATCAGCTTGATCTTGAGGGAGTAGTAGATCAAAATTACGAGAGTCAATATAAGATAGAATCTTTTCAAATTCTGATGGTATAATAAGATGAGGAGTATTGTAGATGGTCGAAGCCAATCTAAATAATTTATGGTTTGACATCTATTTTCCTTTTATCACGGAGCATTCTCCTTATTAGCTATAGAAGCACTTTCACCAGAAGACTTACCACCAATTTTAGCAGTGCCGCTATTAGAAGCATTACCTACTTCAAGACCACTTCCTGATTTAGAAGATACTCCAGCCATGTTTGTAGAAAGACTCTCTTTGTCTATTGGCTCATCGGCAGGCTTTTCTTCCCAACCCATAACTCGTGCAGTGCGGTTGAATACATCTCGTGTTATTTCAACACCTCCAGTAGCAGAGATACGTTGCCATGCAGCAGAGTAATCATTCATATCCACATCTTCAATATCAGAATAAGTGAACTTAGCCATGTTTGTCATATCCCAACCATTATAGCGATACAAGTCTCGCATCAAGTCTTGGTTGAGAACGTTTTGAATTTCTTTAAGTTTGGAATCAATTGCAAGTGCCAGAACAGATGTTTTAGCCTCTGCAAGAGAGAAACTACCACCCCCATCAGCACCTAAACGAAGAATGTCAACGTTTAAAGCTGTCAGAATGTCTTGTTGATATGCTTTGATAATAGCTGCTGTGTCATACTTGGAGTTACCTTTACTCTCCATCAGAGAATAAGAGAATTTATTCTGCTTGGTAACTTCATCTATGAATGAAGGAACTAATAAACCTCGTTGTGTACCAGCGTTGTAGTTATCAATAATGTTCTGGAATGCAGCCATAGAAGCTAAGATATTCGCAGAAGCATTGGGGTCGAAGTATTCTACAGGAGCTTCAATTTTCAAGATGCCTTGCACATCTTTAGCAATACCTACAAGCTGTTGTTCTTGCAGCAATGTAAGCTGCTTATAAGCCAAGTAGATATTCTTGAGGATACTGTTACCCTCTGGATTATTCTTTGTAGCGTTTGTAGTAAATAGGAGAAACTTATCTCTGTCAATCTCAATGAAACCTTGGTCATTCACTCTATCCATGTAGAGATAACCATATTCCATGTTCTTCAGTGTTTGCTGACAAGCAACAATCTCGGAATGATCTTGATTGAATCGCCAACCCCATATAGTATCTTGACTACGAGTGGCAAGTCTTCGCAAGCCTACAAGTCCATCATTGTACTTAGAGCCATTACGCTTTAGACGCCTACGAAATACTTTCTCGTTAATAGCGAAGCCATATTCTAGGTAAGGAATAACTGTGCTAATGAAATCATCCCAAGAATGGTCCATGTCATCCATCATAGAGGCTATGAGTTTTGCACGTTCTTTTTCTATTGGAGTGGCATCAACAGATGCTTCAACTTTCCATCGAACACGGGTCATGAAGAATCTATATACATTCAAAGCTGCGCCCACTGTAGGGTTATTTCGCATTTCATTGATTGTACGGATAAAGGCGGGATAGCGAAAAGCTAATTGTGTATCTTCTAAGATGTGTCGATTTGACACGCGCAAACCAACAAAACCTTGTTCTTGCATAGTGACGCGAGGAATTACAGCGTCTTTGTCAGGCTTCATGGCAGCGTCTAATGCGCCTTCTGGCGCTTTAGCTTCTGACATATTTACTACTCCTTTGTAATTTAGTGGGAATTATACCACAGATCATGCTACTTGTCAATAGGTAATCTGTGATATTTATCATTATTTCGTATAATTTAGAAGATATTTGTTGAAAATAGCTTTAAAATATGCTAAATAGATGGTACAGGAGATGCTTGTGTGAGATTTGGGATTACAAACTCTGGTACTGCGCGTTGACGGGCTAACAACATAAATGCGTCAGATGTGGCATCCACTTGGTCATCCCACTTACCGACTTTGGAACGTTCTCCATCAAAGTATTTAAGTTCGTTAATGAATTCTTCATTCCAGTCGCCTTTAACAATTTTAACATTGCCATTTTCACAAAGAACTGTAAACGGTTTAAATCTTGTTAATTTGCTCTTATGGGGATTTGGCGGAATAGTTCTTACATATACTCCGTCTTCGGCAAGAATCTTAGCATAAAATTGGGCAGCTACTTTTCCAGATGAGCCTGCGTCAATAGGAATCGCAACAGTGACATTATCTAAGCCATCTCGATATGCTGTGCTGACAATTTCTTTCAACACCCCATCTGGACGTTTTTGGAACCTAACTACATCTTCTATATAGTATGTTCCAAGTTTGTCCCTAGACATTTTTACACCTACTGTCCAGTCAGGGCAATAGCTTTCAGTTCTTTCACCGGCAGCTAAGTCGTAAGCCCTCACTGTAGCTACAGGATTAACAGGAGGATGTTCTACAATTTCACACCATTCTGGCTTCCAGTAAGTAGCTCCATCGTCTGTTACATGCCAAGAACCTAAATACAAACGATCACGCTCAGATTTTTTCAAGTTTTCCAACCTGTCCACGTATGAAGGATTCAATTGCTTCATAATAGGGTTATCAGCAATTGTTGCAGCAATGTAGGTATACGTCTGTGGTTTACACCTGTCTCCAAACAATGATACAAGTTCCTCTTTCGTAGCTGCTGTATGAGTTTTACCTTCCATTGTTGCATACCAACGTTCTACTGCAAACATTTCTTTACGAGGAATTCCTGTTTCCATATCAAGATAGGGTTGCACAAACTGATATAAATAAGAGGTTCGTGAAGGGTTAGCTGTACATATCAATTGATGTGGGGCTTTTGCTTTAGAACGAATACGGGATTCTAGGTATTTGATTTGTACTTCAGAATGCCATTGTGCCTCATCGAAGCAAACGAAGCTGAATTGTCCGCCGTCGAAATTGTTAACGTCCTTGTCTGAGAGGCAGTATTTAAACTGGACTTCAGCACCAGATGGGAATTTTGCTGTCATCTGAGGATGAGATTTGAATTTTGCACCAAACTGCCTCCACATGGCCTGCGCTTCTTGAAAAAGTCCCGTTATGTTCAAATAGAGTCGCTACTTTCTATCCCGCTTATTAAGCTGCTTACTATCCCTAGTAAGTCCAGATCATATCATAATCTTTATGATAAAGATTCTCACCGCTTCCGCCTGCTTAGGCGTACTCCATTTCTGGATGATCGTTTGACGTTCCCACAATTGTTGTGGGCTTCGCTCAGGATTACGTGTTCTACGCTTCCCCTGAATTCAATGAGTTATTCGATAGACATCACTGCCTAAAGGGGCTGATTAACTACCCGCTTGACTTAATTGTGTAGAAGTTTGACGAATAAATACTCCTCTAAAATGAGGGTCATTTACATATTTTAAAATAAGCATTAAAGCTTGGTGAGATTTTCCAGACCCAGCCAATCTCTGGAATCTTCAGAAACAGTCGTTAATTGTTTCCCGCTAATTAAAGCTGCTATATATCGCTATATAGATGAGGTCATGTCTTCCAGTATTTCTACCTGATTCCCGTTTCCCACCCACTAGGGTAGTACGCTATTATAGCTGACCGTCACACGTTCCTATTTCTAGGCTTCGCTCGATGTTGTCTCAAAGAGAGTTCCGTCGAATTAGAGAATTGTTTTTAAAGCGGAGGCACTGTTTTTACCACCGCCGAATATCACGAAATTACTTTTGCAATTAAGAAAAACCCTATGGGCTTCGCTAGAAGGTGCAAGCACTTTCTTTTCAGCTTTCGGGGTTTTTCTGATTTTACGTTCTGTTACTGTTTTCTTTTTAAATGGCATAAATTCTCCTTAAATACTTTACTTCCCATTGATTGTGATATACAATTAACTTTTATCATGAAGGAGGTAATATGGGAAGTCCATTACAATTAGCTGGACAAAAATTTGGTAGATTACTAGTTATTGAAAGAGGCCAAAAGAAAAATGGAGCTTACTTATGGCTCTGTCAATGTGATTGTGGAAATATAAAATACATACTTGGTAGCAGTATTAAAGCTGGAACTTCTAAATCTTGTGGATGTTTGCAAATCGAAGTGGCTAGAAGCTACAAGAAAGAAAACGCCAGAGGTACTCATCCTTTATACGAGATATATTCAGGAATCAAAGGTCGCTGTTTAAATACAAAAGACGACGTATATAATAGATATGGTGGTCGAGGTATCACAATATCTAAAGAATGGCTTGATTCTTTTGAACAATTTGTAGAAGATGTTGGTGAACGCCCTGATAGCACATACTCTTTAGACAGAATTGATAATAACGGAAATTATTGTAAAGGCAATACTAGATGGGTTAAAGCTGACAAGCAAGCAAGAAACCAAAGAAAATACAAGAATAATTCATCAGGAGTAACAGGTGTTAATCTTTTAAAAACTAAACACGGAAATTACTGGACTGCACGAGTCTCTCATCCATTACATGATTATGAAATAACAAAATCATTCTCTATAAAGAAATTAGGAAATGATGAAGCTTTTAAACTTGCTTGTGAGCACCGCGAGTATTTAATTAAAATGCTTAACCAAGAATTTGACGCGGGTTACTCAGATTCACACGGTAAATAATAAAATAGTTTTATATCAGAAGCACTAAAGATTCTGTAGGGTTGTCCTCAATAATGTCCTGATATAAAACCACTCCAAACAGAAAAGCCCGCGAAGCATAGCTTCACGAGCCTCCTAAATGATTGCTGCCACACTACACAGGAAGTTTCTTTACACTCCCTGCTACCTTGCTCACAATCGTGATAGACACATATCTACCTTCTCCACAAACAACTCGCGCAACAACCTATAACTCAGCCAAGGAGAGAGAGAGGAATGCCTTGTTATAAGGTGCGCGAAACTTAATTGTAGTTGCTCTCCACTGGAGATTTAATTCAGCTAATAGATTCTTCCTACGGTTTGGATTTGTGAAATCCTTAGAGAACACAATACCGTCTGCTGACACATTTAATGGACTGTAAGGCAGATTTAGATTATATCTCATCGGACACTTACACTTTTACCGGAAATTCCGCAACCAACTACAAAACTTGGCTGAATAGGGTGGGTTTGAACCACCGACCTGATGATTAACAGTCATCTGCTCTGCCAACTGAGCTACTATTCATTAAAACTATTTACGACACATCAATAACTTCATCAAAATTAACTAGAGGCGTATCATCATAATCGTCTCCAGCAGTAGAAAACTCCCCGTCATTATCACTTTTACCCATCAGCCTAATCTGCTTCTCAAGACGGCTAATCTTATCATTATTCTTTTCTTTCATCAAGGACATATGCACGTCTATCAGCTTCTTAGCAGCTTCTACTTTAAGCTTTTCATCCTTGCTTTCTTTGTTCTTCATTGTTGCTTCTAGGAAATCTATTGCAGCAGGAGTTACCTTCTGCACCCTTCGCAGCATTGCATCGAAAGGGGTTTTCTTCTGCAAGAAGCCATGTCCTGTCTGGACACTTTGTACTACTTCATTTGCCATTTCTGTGTCCTTGTTTATTTAATTATTTGAATTATACACCAAAACTCTTCATTTGTCAAGAACTATTTTAAGAACGTTTGTCATCTACAGATAACTATTGACAAATCCGAGTTTGTGTGCTACAATCCAATTTTAACAAACTATAAGGAAATTGAATGAAAGCACCTATTAACAAACTTTACCCTTCTGTATTTGAGATGATATTCGATGTAGAGAAGCTTGTCAAGGAAGGTTTTAAAATCAATGAACAAGACATACCTCGTGCTCATGGTTGGATGTTCTCTGTAACCTATGATGTACCAGAACCTAAAGCTGAAGCGCCGAAGGAACCAAAAGAAACTGAAGTAGCTAAGCCTGCAAAAGCATCTACTGGCAAAGGTAAATAATATGAGTAATCCGTATGGCTATCGAGAAGGAGGTAATGGGTTGACAAAACCTGTAGAATATCCAAAGCGGTTTACAGCAAGGAATGAAGTTACAGGGGATGCTATCCGATCTGGCTATAGTGATCTATACGCTGAAAATCTTGTAAAAATTAAGAAACAAAGGCTTGAAGAATCTCTTCCTAACGATTATACTCAAGATAAATATGCTGTGCTGTCTGAGTGTGAAGACTGCGGAGTAGTATTTAAAGGCAATCCTTCTAGGGGAATTTGCTTTTGTTGTAGCAAGTAGGGTAGATGTAGGTTAATTTTAACAAACTGGAGGTGAACAATGGCAAGTAGTCGAAATGACAGAAAACCACGCAGAGATCGTCTTGCTGCGCCAATTACAAAAGAAAAATTTAACGAAGAGAAAGAAAGTCGTTTAAAGCTGTTCAATCCAACACAAAGTCAAAAGACTTTATTGAATGTTATCAGAAATAATACAATCACATTCGTAGATTCACCAGCAGGAACAGGGAAATCCTCCAGTGTTCTTTGGCATTTCTGCAAAGAGTATCTACAAGATATTACTAAACAGATTATAGTTGTTCGCACACCCGTAGAGTTTTGTGATGATAAGATTGGATTTCTTCCAAACACACTTGAAGCAAAACTTGAACCTCACTTTGCTCCAGCAAAAATGATTCTTGAGGATTTCTTAGGTAAAGGTAGACTTCAAGCTGATATGGGACTTCGTGTGCATTTCAAGATTCCTAATTACATGCTTGGCTCTACATTAAAGAATAGCCTTGTTTTGATTGATGAAGCACAACAGCTTTCTCCTCAGATTTTGAAGCTTCTTCTTGAGCGCATTGGAGAAGGCTCTAGAGTTGTAGTAGCAGGAGATTCTAATCAGTTATTTGATGCAAAAGGTAAGCGTAATGGCCTTGCAGATGCAATTGATAGATTCTTTGATGAAGATTCAGAAGGTTATTTGATTTCGAAATATCCTGATATTGGCTTCCATGAATTTGATGTTGATGAAATCATGAGGGCAGATATTGTAAAAACAGTTGTAACAGCTTATAGAGAATAAGGAGAATAAATGAAAGCACCAGTAAAATTCACAAACACAAATAACAAGCCTAAATCAGAAATGTCATATGGCTACTACACTGCTCCAGAAGCTCCTGTGACTTATCAGCGCAGAGAAGGTGGAACATTTGTTGCAAATATCTTTGGCTATATTGAAGAACCTGCACAATATGCTGATCTTATGTCTGCACTAGAGATGATGGAAGAACATGACGATATGGTTATTAATCTTCAATCTGGAGGAGGATGTGTGAGCACTACAGATATGCTTGTGCATTCTCTGCGTAAGACTAAAGGGCATGTTCATTTCATCGCTACAGGTCAAATTGCTTCAGCAGCTACCATCCTTCTACTAGAAGCGCATAGTTTTGAACTCTCTGAGAACTTCGCCGCCATGTGCCACTGCGGCAGCACAGGAGCACATGGAACTCTTAGCGAATTCAGGCAAGCTGCACCTTTCCAAGCTAAATATATGGAAAAGCTTATTAGAAACACTTACAAAGGGTTTCTAACGGATGCAGAAATTGAGTCTATGATAGATGGTAAGGATGTTTATCTAGACGCAGAGCAGTGGCTAGATCGTTCAGAAAAGCGTAATGAATATTACAAAGCAGAGACAGAAAAGCTCGTAGAAGCTATGAACAAAGCAGCAGAACGGGAAGCAACACCTGAAAAGCCTGCACCTAAGAAGCGTGTAGTTAAAGCTGCAACAAAGCCAAAAGTAGAAGTTAAATAATAGCAAGCCCTTGTGTAGAAATACATGAGGGCTTTAATTTTATGTGAAGGAATATTATGACAGAACTAGAACAAACAATACTGGCATCAATACAAGGAGGAACTTGGACAACTGTGACAAATCCTCTCAACAAAGATTTTATTGTGTCAATTATTAAAGACGATGTTGTATTAACAATTGATTATACAAGAGAAAGGTTGTTTGTGGCTGGAAGCTATGTTAAGCTTGATATTTTCAATGAAGTTATTTCTTACTATAATGCCGCACAAGAGACTTTGAGAACACAACATGAAGTTGATTTATTGGCTAAGATTAAATTGATGGGATAAAACTTGAACTCGTAATGAGAAACCCGCCTATCCTTTCGGAGGGCGGGAACATTCAGTACATATCTATAATGTATGTTACATTTGTTTTTGAACACAAACTTATCTTATGTGCTCTTTTTATTATCTTCCACGTATTCTTCAAAAGCATCTAGTAGCATTCCAATATATTCTTTGCCATCGGGTGATTGCAGGAAGCTATTGACACTTTGTATATTATTAGAAAGAAATAACTGCTGTTGTTGTGACATTGCTGCTCCGAATGACCTGAATGTTTCAAACTTCTGGAGTGTGTTCACAACTAAATACGGATTTTTACGGATACTGTCAGCTATAATTTCTGGCGATAATTGTTGTATTATGTTATTTAGCATGTTATAATTCACCTTATCCGTGATTTGCAAATTCTTTGTGGAGTTCTTCGCGCTTGGCGCGTACAGCTTCGGCTGCTTGTTCTTTTACACAAAATGAACCTAAATAGTACTGGATACCATTACAGCTTATTTGTGCAACCCATCTGTTATTCACTTCGTTGAAATAAACGCCTTTGTATCCTGATTTGTTAGTACTAGGAGTCCTAGTATTTCGAGTATTCTCAAACCTTGTTGCCTCTCTTAAATTAGATATACGATTATCTTCTGTATTGTTATTGATATGATCTAACTCATTTTGTGGAAATTCTCCATACACATATAACCATGCAAGCCTATGTGCTTTATAAAGCTTTCCTTTAGCTAAAATTTCTATATATCTCCTACCCGTTCTCATTTTAGGTGACTTTCCAACCCAGCCATATCTATCAGATTTTATCCAAGTGAATATTCCTGTGTCTGGATTATAATTTAAAATTTCTTTTAATTCTTCTTGAGTAATCATTTAGTTTCCTTTATCATCAGTTATCGAGAGAAATACAGGGAAAGCGGTGATAAGTCGCCTTTCGGATGCCTCCTATCCCTATATTGAAACACAATTATAACACAGTATTTCTACTGTGTCAAGTACTCTTGTGCTTTATTAGCTGTTTACACGAGTATTAGCACTTGTAGGGTTACCAGAGCCTGTCATTGTGCCGAGATTGACAATACCATTACTGATATGTTGATTTTGAGCAACTAAAGTTGCAAGTGCATTTGCCAAAGTCTGATATTGTTGCTGTGCTTGAAGTTGCATTTGTTGCTGGTTAACATTTTGTGTAACATTCACAGCCACACCGTTTGTAGCAGCAGTCAATTTTTGATCTCCACGCAACTCAATAATTTCATTAGCTTGGGTTGTGATAATACGATCAAGATTTGCTTGATTAATAGACTGAATCAAAGAACGAGTGCGGTCACCATCATTATTAATTGCTTGAGTGATAGCCCAAGAATTTTGAAGACCAGATGATGCCAGATTAGCAAATCCAAGAGCATTTGCAGCCTGCAATGTATCTATTTTATCTGCTGTAGCAACTTCAGTTGCAATAATCTGTGCAGTTGTGTCAGAAACATTTTTATTGATTGCAAATTGACCTTGCAAATTAGCCACATTAGCTGCATTAATCAAGTTAGTTATGTCAGATTGAGCACCAGCCAAAGCCAATTGACTCTGACCTTCTGCATAAGGGATGGAACCCTTAATATCTCCCAATGTCTGCAACACTGCATTGTTTTGCTGAGTTTCTACAACGCCAGCTAAGCCTGCTTGCAATTGTGTAGGAGTGACACAACCATCTCCATTAATGCCGTTGCGATTACCAAATGCACCATTACCAAAAAGTGCGCCTGCCAAAATACCACCTAAAACACCAGCGCCTAAACCGGCACCGGCCCCTGCCATACCACCTGTAGATGGAGCAGTGAATAAATTCAAACCAGATGTATCCATTTCAGTTCCTTTATGTACATGGCTGTGTTCGCCATGCGAATGTTTATGTTTGTGCTTTTTATGTTTCTTTTTGGATTGTGTAGCATGAGCTACAGCAGCGACTTGCGAGACAGGAGCCTCTTGAGGAATTACATTTAAGTCGTGCTTTGCACCGTTGTATGTCACAGACACAGTGCTTGGGATAGAACCTGTATGGCTCTTTAATTGAAACTTAACTTTATCGCCTTGAGCAACGTTAAAGTTGTGGATGGGTACTTCAGAGTTGTTAACAAAAGCCCTAATGTCAGTGTGCTCAGGAAAAATAACACCAACATTGCCAGCCGTAGGCATATCAACTTCATTTGTGAAAGCTCCTATAGAGCCTGAGTGTGTCCACATAATTATCCTTCGTTATGTGTGCCAGAGGAATTCCTTGTGAGAATTCCCGCTATCGGGAGATAGCTTTCCAAGAGAAGCTTGTATGTCTCTCAGATGTCGTTATTATACATGCAATACCTCTAGAAGTCAATAGATAATTAGTAAAAGGACAATACGTTACAAGACACATGTGTAAGCAGATTATTACAATTTAAGCTTGCATAATTATTTTGTGTGGGATATACTGCGTTTGTAATTAATTTTTAAAGGAGAAAAAGATGCATGTATTAGAATATTTGAAAACATATAGTCTTGCAGAACTTACAAATGAGTTCTACATTAAAGTAAAAGATTACCCAGAACACAATCTAGTTGTCTTGAACTACGATCAGATTGAAAGTCCTAAAGCGCACCCTATTGTCATGGAATGTAGAGGGCTTATTCTTGGTAATGGTGGAGATGGATATTATGTAGTATCTCGAAGCTTTGACCGTTTCTTCAATTATGGAGAACAACCTGACACACAAACACACATTGATTTCAGGAAAGCTGCTTGTTATGAGAAGATTGACGGAAGCTTGATTCGTATCTATAATCACAAAGGTGTTTGGTTTGTAGCCACACGAGGAACAGCTTTTGCTGAGAGTGATGTAAATGGATTTGATATTACTTTTAAGGAATTAGTGTTTAAAGCTTTGGGTGTATTTACAGAAGGAGAATTCCAACACAAATGTTATAGTCATTTAGATATGGGTGTGACTTATATTTGTGAGATTGTTTCTCTGGAAAATAGAGTAGTGAAGCGTTATTCTGGGTACAAACTATATTTTCTAGCAGCAAGGGATAACACAGATTACTCCTTTGTTACAGATCATGAGTACTTTAGTGCTAGAAAGATCGGCATGTATTCACCAGATGCTTTCTCATTTGGTTCTGTAGAAGACTGCTTAGAAACTGCAAAACACCTAAAAGACTTAGATGAAGGGTATGTTGTGTATCAAGATGGAATTCCTGTATGTAAGATTAAGAGTCCTGCCTATGTTTTAGTCCACGCCATACGTGGAGAAGGATTGAATCCTAAGCGTATTATGCAGATCGTCTTGACAGGAGAAACTCCTGAATATTTGACATACTTTCCTGAAGATGAACCGATGTTTACTCCTTATGAGGAAGCTTTAGAACTGCTGAAGCTTGATATAGGTAATAAATATTCTGAAACAAAAGAGATTGAAGATCAGAAAACATTCGCTCTATCTGTAAAAGACTATTGCTATTCAAGTGTACTATTCCAGTGCAAAAAGAATGGCACACAACCTATGCCAACATTTGAAGCTCAAACAGAACTTTCTAAAATGCGTATGTTGGAACATTATTTAAATAAAGGAGACTGATAATGAAATATATGGGAAGTAAGTCAAGACATGCTAAAGAATTACTGTCAATAATTCTAGCTAATAGGGTAGATGGTCAGTGGTATGTAGAACCATTTGTAGGTGGTGCTAACATGATTGATAAGGTAGATGGTAATCGGATTGGTGCAGACTGTAATGAATATCTTATTAGTTTTTTAATTGCTCTACAAAAAGGTTATAAACCTCCTGAAAATATGAATCTTCAAATGTATGAAGATATTCGTGACAATAAACAAAAATATGATATGGCTACAGTTGGTTGTGTAGGTTTCTGTTTCACTTATGCTGCAAAGTGGTTTGGAGGGTTCATTGGCAACTCTAAAGATGTTGTTTGTGCAGGTCGTGACAGGATAGGTGAGAGTTATAGGAGTGTAGAGAAAGCTCGTAAGCAAGTAGAAGGTATTAACCTTTTTGTGTGTAAGTACAACGAGCTTGCAATTCCTGACAACTCGATTATCTACTGTGACCCACCTTACAAGGGTACAACAAAATATAAAGATAGTTTTGATCACGAACCTTTTTATGAATGGTGTCGTCAGAAGCATAGAGAAGGTCATCAAATATTTGTTTCAGAGTATCAGATGCCTGATGATTTTATTTGTGTTTGGTCTAAAGAGGTAAACAATAGCCTTACAAAAAATACAGGAAGTAAAAAAGGTATTGAAAAACTTTTTACTTTAAATAAAGGAGAATAAATTGAAAGCAATATTGACAATCGGAATATCAGGCTCTGGAAAATCCACATGGGCAAGCTTACAATATAATGAGTTTGATTATGAAATTATCAACAGGGACAACCTTAGATGGCAAATCTCAGGAACAACTGGTTGGAAAGACTATAAATTTAATAAGAAAATTGAGAAAGCTGTAACTGAAGCTCAAGAAGCTCTTATTGTAGAGTGTGCTAAATATGGAAATAACATCATCATAGCTGACACAAACTTGAACCCTGCAACTCGTGAACGTCTTATTAAATTGTGTGAATCTCTAGGCTTTGAAGTAGAGATTAAAGAGTTTCCAATCACATTGGAAGAAGCTTGGAAGCGAGATCAGTTCAGAGGAGTGTTTAGTGTAGGACGTGATGTTATTTACAAGCAGTGGCAACAATGGCTTGATTACAAAGGAGAACGTTATGTACCAGACTTGTCTAAGCCTAAAGCTGCTATATTTGATATTGATGGTACATTAGCGCACATGGATGGAAAGCGAGGAGCTTTTGAATGGAGTAAAGTTGGAGGAGATTCTTTAGACGCTAATGTACTCCGTATATTGGACGCTTATTTCTCTAGTGGTTATAAAATTCTAATTGTCTCAGGGAGGGATAACATTTGTAGGGAAGAAACTAAACAATGGCTTTTGGATAAAGATGTAATATATCATCAACTAAATATGCGCTCTAAAGGTGACATGCGCAAAGACACAATCGTCAAGAAGGAAATATTTGACATAGACATTGCACCACACTATAATGTTGAAGTTGTGTTTGATGACAGACCATCTGTTGTAAGAGGATGGTTGTCGATAGGTATCCCAAAAGTTATATGTGTAGGAGACCCTTATCTTGAATTCTAGAACTATATATTTCAATGTTGTAAATGATCTTTTCTATATTGATAATTCAAGTCCAACACTACTAAGATGGAAACAAGACAGATTCGGTAGTAGAAAGATGTGTAGAGTTATAAGGCACAAAGGAGATATTGCAGGAGGTGTTCAAGATGATGGTTATCATAAAGTACTTGTAAATGGTAAATATCACTCGAATCATAGAGTCTTATATTGTCTCTATAATTCTGTTGATTTGGAGTCAAAAGACGTCATAGACCATGTAGATGGTGATACTTTTAATAACGCATCAGATAATCTAAGAATTGTTGATAGAAAACTAAATTCTAGAAATAGGGTAATGCCTTCAAATAATGTATCAGGAGTTGTCGGTGTTCATTGGCAATACTCTGGTACGAATAAATATGCTGTAGCTAGTTGGTATGTTGATAACGTACTATGTAGGAAGAGGTTTTCAGTGACAAAACTTGGAGAAGACGAAGCATTTAGATTAGCTTGTGAATGTCGATATAAAATGGTTACTGAAATTGGAAGTTACACGGATAGGCACGGAAAGGAGAAGAATTTATGCACAAACTGATTGAAGATTTTGCAACATTCATTATTCCAGTTGGAAGTAGAGTAACATGCAATCCTGCACCAACAGACACAGATCAAGACTATCTTGTAAAATCTGCTTGTGAACTAGATCAAGAGAATATTGAAGAAACACTACATAAGGATGGATATGTATTCTGTGGGAATGAAGAATATGATAGTTTTGGAGAAGACTCAACTTTTACAGCTTGGAGAAAAGGAGATATTAATTATATTGTAACAAACGATGAGGGATTCTTCTTAAAGTTTTTAGAAGCAACAGCAATTGCTAAGAAATATAATCTATTAGAAAAGCAAGAAAGGGTTGACTTATTTCAATGGATGCTCTATGATGAATTTTATCCAGCATTAGATAATTATTTAGACAGTATTGGCATAAACTATCCTCCTAGTGTTGATGAAGTTATTATGGCTATTAGGAAATACAATAAGCAAGCTTTTTAAGTTAGTATGTCTGCAATTTACAACAAAATATTAACACCAATAATATTAGTAAACTTGAAACATAGTGGGTTTCTAAGCTGAAAGAAGCATCACAAAATAGCAACACAATTTAAGCGTAATATTTCTCCCTCTTGAGCTTTTAAGTTCTTGTGGGAGAACCTCTCATTTCTTCATTTTTACCCTCTAATTCTTCAATTTCCTTCCTAAAACAATTCTGTTTATAAAGCTTTCCCTTTAGTATTGTTCAAAATCATATATGTTTCTGGTACACAATTCTGTGTATTTCTTGCCATATAGCCTAAAATATCGTTAATACTCTATTAACTTTATAGCCTCTTTTAGCTCTCTATTTTACCCTTCTCATCTCGCTTTACAGCATAACAATTGTGTTGTGTGGGATGTACAAACACGTCTATTTGTTGTTCAAAATAGGGCGATATTTGAGGTTGTAAATTTGGATATAAAATTTTTATGAGGGTCATATCTGTTCCAGATATTGATAATTTTGTGGTAGAAAATATCTGAAAGGGAGAGTTTTCAGGATGCTGGGAAGTGTTGTGTGTAAGTGACATTTGGAAAGGTTGTGAGAGGCATATTGGCGGTTTAACGCGGCTTTGGGAGGGGCTTGTAGTATCCTTCACGATTATAAAATATCTTTAAAATCAAGGACTTACGACACGTTGGCAGACAACAAGAAGCAAACAACTGTTTGAGTGTTATCACGTCTACAACAGTAGAAGCGATTAGAAGCCTTTAGAGACGTTATAACCAATCTTGGTAGGGTTATAGCTTCGTGGTGATTTAAAGCGCTCTGGCGTTGATCTGATGCGATCTGAGAGGGTTTGGATGTGGATGCTACTCACTATGTGCTAACTTATTGCAATAACTGGTTATTTGGCTGTTACTGACTATCGAGTCATTTAATAATTTTCAAGGTTCTTTGTTAATGACTAAGAAGTCATTAAGGCATTCTTCCAAGTGCCACCACAAATTTACCTTCAGAAATCCTAAAACTGTATAGGCACTCCTACCAGCACACTTCAGGAATTACAAACAGTACACTCTAATCAACCTTACAGCCATCGTGCAAGCCACACTACCAACGTCACTCTCACACCTGCCACGCTTCGAGCCAGCACAAGCTAAGCCACGTTGCCAACATCACAGCAAGCGAAACAATAAGCATTTGTAATTTATGTTAAATTAATTGAACATTTTGTATAAATGCTTTGCACAAATGACAAAGCCGCCCTTCGAGGCGGCCTGTAAGAACTCTGGATAATTTTAAATAGTGTTAAAACAAATAATCAACAACACACAATCCCAGCAAGGTTGCCATGAAAGCTAAATGACAAGCCATCCTGTCAGCGCCATATTCATCTATTGTAAGCGCCAGAGCAGAGCGAAGCCGTTCTATAAGTGATGTTTTCATGATTATCATTCCTTGACAATACTTTTATATAAATAACATACCTCTCTAACTGACCTTGCACCAAAAACTGTGTCTCCTGTAGTCAGCCACCACAAACCTCTACTGTACCAGATATAAACATTACTCATTTTACGATAATCCCTTGTTCAGAATAGTGTGCAATCATTTCTAAAACACTAATACCAAGTTTACGCAACAATTCAATAGTGTTTTGAGCATCTTTAACAGCTTGCAATTTCTTGTTTTGTTCCTCGACAGCTAATAGACGTTCCCCACATCCTTCGGCACATTGTAATTTCCAGTGAGTGCGAGTGTATTGCTTACCAGACCATTCGCCATGACCAACACTTGTATGCGAGTGCAATTGTACCTTGTCACCAACATTTATAGGCGCTTTGCAGAGCCAGCATTTGCAAGCTTTCTTAGCTACTATTAACTTTCCCATGATTTTCTCCAAAATTTGACAGCCTGAACACATTGTAATTGATTGACCTGATAATTAGTGTTTAAACCTATAGGAACGGTTAGAAATAAGCCATTGTTTCAACGCTCTGGACTTATAAGTGCAACCTTGCAAAAATTCTGCTCTTTCTTGTAATTCATCGTTTTTCTCAGCAGACAAAGCTTTGAAAATGCTGACAGTCCACATATCTAGCCATTGGTATGAGTAAGTACCATTTTCACGAAGGATTTTTCTTGCTGCCAGATATTCAATTTTGTTCA